TGTGCGTCATTGTATTCGCTCTTTACTAATTCAATTGCATCTTTAGTGGCCAATGTACCGTCTACAATTCCGCTTGCCAGTGGAGTATATCTTTCTAGATTGTCAAAATCAATTGTCTGTTGCAGATATATTCTTTTGCTATTTGGATTTGTGTCAGGTGCAACCAATGTTTCAAAATAATCTGGATTATCAGGAATGCCATCATTGTCTGAGTCTTTGTAACTTATTCTTACACGAAAATCATCAATAAAACCATCTGACTCAACTGGTTGTCCTATAATGTCTAGTATCTCATCACTATTCAATGGAGTACTAGCATCGGGTTGATTGTTTGTTTTCAAGACATTAATAAAATCGTTTATTACTTTTCCGGTTTTAGGATCGTAAACTTTTTGTGTTCCATCATAAAAGAAACGTGTTTCTAATACACTTGCCCAGTATCTGTCTAAACTTCGTGAGCTCACAGTATAGGTTACACCATCTGTTTCAAATGCAACTAACCAACTATTGTCTAAACCTGTTCCACTAGTGTCCTGTGCATTTGCTAAACTAAAAGTAACGCTACTGTCAAGATTGCTTGCAGTAATTACATACCATGTTTCGTTTAGGTTATCATAACCTAGTCCAAAGTTCCTGTAGAGTTCAATATTATCTCTCATGGTTGTTTCAATAGCAGTAGGCAAATCTGTCACAAAATTTACTATTACCTGTGTTGGTACTGCATTGGTTGGAATAAAATTGTTAAGTGTTACTGGGCCTGTGCCATCTGTATTATTTCCAACACCAAAGTTTGTTCCGTCAAGTTCTAAATCAGTAACAGTTGCCCATAATTCTGTTTTATCTCCAGGTAGTGTTGCTGACCCAACTTTTAGTCTGTTTAAACTATTAAACACTTGTCCAGCAGGTGGAACAAATTTGATTAGGCCACCTTTAGCAATATATTTTTTATTGTCTGATGCTAAAGAACCAACCGGTGCTGGTGCACCACTTGCCACAAATTTAAAAAAACCTGTTGTTTCATTGTTGCTGGTTGTGCTTTGATTCCATTCAAGATTGAGTGTTGTTAGACTTGGTCGAAGGAAGTTTTCATAGTAAAACTCTTGCATACCTCGACTGGCTAACACAGGCTCAACTTGGTTCACAATTACATCTGTAATATCGTTTTGATCAATAAAAGTAAATGTAAAACTAGGCACTTCTGTATTTTCATATATCATTCCATCTGATGCAAATACGTTGGTGCTCGAGTATTTTCCAGTGATATCAACCAAATCAAGATATCTTGATGTTCCAATTGAGCTACGATTTAATGCTTTTGATTTTATAATAGTTGAATAAAGTGTATATGGAAAATTATTGTAATCTTCACCATTTACCATTCTGTTTTGTGTATAATACCTAGCAGGTGCTCTTTGCTTGATATCGTCTAGATTTTCTCTACTCGAAGCATTTGTAACAGGCTGTGTTAAAGCACAGGTTAGAGTAAGTGTTTCGTTTCTTCCAGTCTTTGAAACGTATCCAATGCTAAGTGTGACATTCTGCATTTCATCTGGATTGATAATATAATTTAAACCATTTGAAGAACGTACATAGGTTCTAAAAGTTCCGACTGGGATACTGCTAAACACACCATCGCCAAAATTCAAGTTTATCTGGTCATTGGTACGTGATGTAATTGTATAATATCTACGCTGTTCAGGTGTAAGTTCTTCTGTGGCACCGGCATAGATGTTTTCAACTTTTTCCCACTCATTTTGAATAATGTTTTGTGCATCAAGTTGGTATAGCCATGTATCCTCGTTGTTGATGCCTTCAATGTTTACATTAACAATTCTATTGCTTATTCTTTCTCCAAGATTGAACTGTTGCTCTTGTAGGCTTCCTTGCTTGAAATAAAAAAAGTAACCAGTGTTAGCACTAGCAAAGCCTTGTTTATCGTTTCTATACAAAATATTTAGAGCTCCGTTTGGAGCAGGAGCTGGTTCATACAAGTAAGTTTGATCTAAACTTGTTGCACTTACTGCTTCGAATACCATGTTCGTACCGTTTACCTCTTGAGAGAAAGGTATTACAGGTAAAAATCCTTGTATTAAATTTAATTGATATTCATCTGTTTCCACACCTAGTAATGTTTGACTGTTACCAGGACGTCCAAATCTTTGGCTTCCAGCTAATGCCGCATTGGTTATTACTGTAAATTGCTCTAACCAATTTGGATTGGTGGTATCATTCCAGTTAACTGTAATGTTAGATAAATTTACACCAGTAAAGTCAATAACGCCTTCGGTAGTACTGATACTTGTTACTTTGATAAAACCTTGTGCCGCAGTGTTTCTCTTTGGTGTATAACTGACCAGCTCAGCAAGTCTAGTTACACTATCACGTCTTTCAGCAGTGTCGATAAAATTTTCTCTTGTGTTAAGGTCATTTCTAAAACTACCTGCTTGACCCATGAATGCCATCACGTCAAGCAGTGCTATGAATTCACTTGACTCAATGTAGTCGTTAAAACTTTCAGGGTAGTATAGACGTATATAATCTATAAAACTTTTACGCAGTGTTTCAAAATCATAACTCTGAAAGTCTGCTTCACGATATGTTTGGTAGATTCTTTTCCAATCTTCAACACCAAATATACTAGTTTGTCTTGTAGTTTTAGCCATATGTATTTCCTTACCTAGTATTTATGAAAAGAATAAACTGGGTAGTTTATACTAGATGTCTGAGAAAGCGGCTCGCATGGTTTGATTGTTAAAGAATATACGGAGTAGTTCGCCTTGTTGTCCACTTACAGTATCTACTTCAAGTTCTATTAGGATTCCATTTTCCTGTGGGAACATGTTAATATCTGTAACTTGTACTCTTGGATCTTGTGCAATCACACGTTGTATTTCTTTAGTAATTGCTTGGTTTGTTGGTTCGCCTTGTGGTTCAAACATAAGTGTAAACATTGTTGTTCCAACATCAGGACGTCCAGGCATTTCGCCTTGCCTTATACTCAACGCATTAAGTACATCGCGTTTGATCAAATCAAAGTCAGTAACTGTATAGTTCTTGTACTGATCAATGGTACTGTATCCGATAAAAGTTGTCATACTGTATTTAGTATCCTAAATTATGTGCTAATTACACCATTGACTTTTTTGCTTGCAACAACTGTTTCCAAGGCAGTATCAATCGAAGTTCTCACTGTTGTTCCAACCACTCCTCCAGTGCCAGTAGAGAATCCTTGTATTGCATTGCTAAGTTTTTGTTGTGCAAGTTGTACTGAAAACTGTCCGCCTCTTACTAATTCGCTCATTTGGTTACTTGTTATAGGCGAACTATTTGCTCCAGCGAATGTTTCTCCGAGGGTGGCGGCTCCATCCTGCCATTTTTTTACTGCATCAACGCCAAACTTACTTGCTCCACTGATAAGTCCACCAAGAGATGCTTCGTCTTCTAGTCCTGTAACTATTCCTGCATTTTGCAGTTCTCCTAAGCCTTTGTTAAACAGATCAGTTTTAGTTAAATCCTGAAGGGTTTCATTGTTTAGAAAATCACTTACTCCATTGATTCCTTGTGAACCTGTCCATACACTAGAACTACTTAACACAGTATTTAAATCTGCGGTTGCGTCTTTGAGAAAGAATTCAGCAGTCCCTGGTTTGAGTAGTCCACCCTTTTCTAACTCTGTTGCACTGAACCCAAACTTGCCTACTCCAAATGAATTTGAAATTTCGTTGGAGGCTTGCGGCACAAGTTTACTTGATTGTGCTACCATGCTTGTAACTTTTTCAGGAGCTATTTTTCCAACATTTACAGTTGACTGAGCTTGTTGTTCGTAATCAGCTTCAGTTACAGTATCAATCTCTGTAGTTTCTGCTCTAGTAACTGCTTCTTGTGTTTTAGGATCCAAAGGTACTTGCTCAGCAGCTGATTCGAGACTGGTACTTGTATTCACACCTTTGCCTCTTTCTGCATAAGGTTCATGTGTTGGTGCTCTTGTAACAATAGTCTCAATTGCCCCAGGCTCCGGAATCCATCCCTGAGCTGGTTCAAATTTTGTATCTGGTAAACGTAATTTAGGAATATC